AATAATGGTCAATACGATTAAGAGTTAAAGACTCATCATCAATCATAAATAATCTATGATCTGTCATTTCTGGTTTTACAATTTTAATACGCTTTTCAAATGTTGTAAAATCTTTTGATGATTCTAACTCTGTTAATAGAGCATCTACTTTTTCTGATTTTTTATAAAATTTGTCAAACTTAGCTTTAGCTATTGTTATCTTTTGGGAATCTGTAAGTTTATTTCTAAATATATCTAAGAAAGGCACTTCTGATATAATAGATAATACACGATCATACACTTCTTTATAACGCATTTCTATTGTAAAAAATGCTACAGTATTACCATCTAAAAATCTATTAATAGCCATATTTAAAGATATAATAGATTTACCAGAACCACGCCTACCACCTAGTAACACAAGTTCTTGTGTCGCAAAACCCCCATTTACATTATCAAATTCTGCAGAAAGACCAGAAGGATGAATTTTAAAATCATCAGCATTTGGAAAGAAATCTAATTCTGCAATATCATATAATTCATCATCATGTGGGATTGCTTGGTTTAGTTCAAGCAAGTGATTTTGAAACTTATCTACAATTTCTACTTTTTCAAGATTATCTAGCTCATCAAGAAACTTATCCATAAAAGCAATAGTTTCATCACGTATGTAATAATCTTGTAGTTGCGCTACTAGAAATTCAGTTTGTACTTCATTATTTGTATTTTCATCGCTACAAATTTGATTTTCAATATATTCTTGTAAACCTGAATCCTTACGAATAGCTAAAATCTCGTCTGCTGAGGGCAAACGAGTGTTAGCTTTATAAAAAGATTTAATCTTATCAAACAATACAGAATTAATTCCTGTAAAATATTGATTTAATACTTTAGAGTATAGTTCGTTGCTCTGCGTATCCAAGAGTCTACGCAGAGTTAGTTTCTGTAAGTCAATTGCCATTAAGCTGCCTTTACGGGGAATAATTCATCACGGTAAGCATTTACATACCCACCATAATCGCCTTCTCGCCAAATTCTATAACTTTCTCTACCAGTTTCTTCTATAATCTTACTAACTTGATCACGTTTACGTAAAAATGCTTCAAGCTTCATAGTAGGTAGAACTTCGTCTTCTAATAGCCAGTATAGCTCATAGTGTACACCTCTAGTTGGTTCTGCATATCTACCCGCCATACCATTACGTCCAGGTTTAAATTTATGTGTCTCAATATATTTTTGTCGTCCATTATCATGATGATCTAACCATTCTTCATCAAATACTTCGTCTACAATAGCAAAACAATTTTGTTCAGCTAAAAATACTTTATCACCTTTATTAAATCTAACTTCTAGATTCTGAACTACATGATCTACTTTAGCAGCAGATTTTTTACCTCTACCACGAATAGGAGTATTCATTTCTATTAGTATTTTTTTAATTCTAGCAGGTGATACAAAATATGTTTTGGCTATTCCAGTTTGTGTCTCACCATTAAGATATATATCAGCTATTGTACGTTTTTCTTTATCTGTAAATACTTTTGTACGTGCTTTTTTCTTAAGATCTGCTTCTCTAGCAAGTCTATCATGAAAATCTTGAATTATGGAATCTAGGCGTTTGGTATTGTATGCAATACCTAAATGTTCACAAATAGACTTTTTAGTCTTTTTTGCTTTAAGCATCCAGATAGCTTGCCTAATTTTAGCTTCTGTAATATCTACTGATGAAGTTTTAACCATACTATTCTCCTATTAATTTATTAAATTATAACAAATAATAAGGAATAATGCAAATAGATTGTTAGTGTACTATCAGGTCATCGTCTATAAAAAATAAATCACACCATACATTTCGTATAAGACCTGTTTTTGTGTAAACTGGAGAAAATTTCTCATTAAAAAATCTATTAGATCTATACATTTTTTCAACATAATATGAACTGATATAAGATTCTATAATATTCTGTTGATACTCAGAACCATTTTCTATATCAGGATAGTACTCTTTTGTTAGTCCTAAAAAATATATTGTTTTACTTTCCGGAGCAAGACTTAATATTTGATCTAAAAGATCATCAGATAAATCTTGTAATATAAAATCATTATTAGAGGTCATTTGTATCTTTAACTACTTGTTCATAATATTCTGCTGTCCAATTATCATAATAATTGGTAGTATGTAGATACTTTCTAGCAGCCATTAGTTTCTTTTTATTTTGTAATAGATATACAATATGTCCTGAATCATTACAGGTACTATTTTCTTCAATATATCCTGGAAATTCAAAATGATCTAAAAGAACTAATACATCTGCTCTTATATTATTAAGTTTTTTTTCAACTGCTTCAGCATAGTCAACATTGACATAACTATTATATACAAATATAATAATTTCATAGGTGTTATCCCATGAGTTTATACATTGTTCAAGATTAGATATATTACCTTCTATTATAAGTCTTTTACTTTTTTTTGCAAAAGGACATATACCGTATCTATCTAACCTATTTATCCAATTTTCAATAGATTTCATAATAAAAAAGGGAAAGATGTTGCCATCTTTCCCTTGATCAGCTAATAATTAGCTGGCTGCTTTGGGCTGATAATCAGCACAAGACAGGCCCCGACGTGTAAGAACTGTTTTCACACCCCGAACTGTTTTATCGAACTCATTAGCGATTTCTTCAACAGTTTGGTCCAACATATCCTCAATGCCTGCATATGGATCAGACTTTGTTTCTTTCTTATCACGTTGTGGGGCTTTAAGACCCATCGAAAGCAGTTTACCGCGAATAGAATTTACTGAACGACCCATTGCGTCAGCAATTTCTTCCAAGAAGTTTCCGGCCTCAACCATAGTAGTAATAGTAGCCTCTTCGTCCTCAGAGTAAGTGCGTGGTGTTACTTTCTTTTCTGCTGGTTTGACATGTGAAGTCATTTCCAACGAGAGAGCTTTACCATTAATTTGACGGGCAGTAAACTTACTGTCTGCAAATGCTTCTGAGATTTCTTCTGCGGTTAGTTCTCCTGAGTTATCAGTCAAGAAGGTAGCAAGAGCTTCTGTTTCATCAGCAGAAAAAACAGGAGCAGCACCTGGCTTCTTAGGTACTTCATAACCCAACTTACGGAGTTTGGCTGTTACCGAGCGCCGTGGAAAGTCAAACTCTCCCATTAGGTTTTCGATAGAGTCTTCGGTCACACCCGAACCTGCAATATCATGCATACGTGTAACCATATCTTCAGTGTATTCAAATTTAGACATATTTGTGATCCCCTCGATCATTAGTGATTGTGTTTTAAGAATTATTCAAGAGTTGTTATCGTTTCTCTTGACTACTTATAGATATTACAAAAATTATCAATTAGAAGCAAGTATAAAATGAGAGTATCTTTACTTGTGGTTCTTTTTAAAACTATTAAAAATTACCAGATAACACATCTTTTTTACTTGACCAATAGTCAATAACATTTACCCCTAATGTATTAGCACGTTTATATTTTGAAGAAGTTGTGTCTCCTCCTGTTATTAGTGCATAACAGTCTTTAGTTACTGTTGTAGTTATTTTAAAACCTATTTTTTCTAATACATCAGCTATTTGATTACGAGTCATATCCATTTTACCCGTAATACACACTTTACGAGCAGGTGTTCCAACTGTTTCTTCAACTGTTACAATCTGTTCAAGTTGAAGAGGCAAGGTTAATACCCACTCTTCATTTTCATCAAGCCAAGATAGTACCGATTCTATTGTCGATGGACCTATACCCTTAATATCTATAGTCTCAATATCTCTTAAATTTTTAAATGCAGGTATTTTGCTAATAATTAACTTAGAAGCACGTCTACCTACACCTGTCATTCCAAGAGATGCTAGAACAAGATCGTAAGGTTTGGTTTTTGTTCTTTCTATCTCAGCTTGAACCTTGGAGCCATTGGCACCAAGTAAATTCCAGTTCTGATCTTCAAAAAGATCTACTGGATGTGTTAGTCCCATTTTCTTTACAGAAGCTGGACCTAATCCTTTAATATCAAGAGTTTTAATAAAATGTTCTAAAACTTTTGATGAATTTATATTACTCTTATCAGCAACCATTAACCTAGGACCATCTAACTTTGTATCCATACCAATGGTAGTTTCTGCATGATCTTTAGTTATCTTAATACCATGTTTAGAGTGTTCGATTACACGAAGAAACTTAGGAATAACACCGCCAGCACGCTCAATTTGAATCATGTCACCTAATCCAAGATTATGTTCTTCGATAATACCTAGATTATGTAGAGTAACTCTAGAAATTGTAGCATCTTCTAAAACTACGGGATCAATAACTGCTGTAGGATTAACGGTACCAGTTCTACCTACTACCCACAACACATCTTGTAAAGTAGTAATAGCTGTTTCTGTTTCACGTTCTTTAAGAGCTACTGCAAATTTAGGAAACTTAGACGTATAACCTAATCTTAAACATTTAGCGTAAGAATCAGCACGATATACTACACCATCCATAGGATAGGTCCATGCATCATCTTCCATTACTGTAAAGAATCCCATATTCTTAACAATTTCCATACGAGCTTTGTACCCAAAATGAGCACCTAACCAGTCATGAGCAATAAATATGATGTTACGCTCTGTAAACTCTATAGCAGATTTAAGACCGAGCGCACCACTGACGTAGTTTCTAAAGTTTTCTACGTCATTATCAGTTACACACTCACCATTAATTACTACTTCATCATATTGTGTATCTATACGTGTAGGTATATTAGCAATAGCTACTGCCAAATGTGTAACATCTTCTCCACGCTCGCCATTACCACGAGTTAGTGCAGTAGTTAATCTACCATTAGTATAGATTAAACTAAGATTAGTGCCATCAATTTTTGGAAGTCTAACATCCATAAACGCATCAACTTCACCTATATCATATACTTTACGTAACGAATATAAAGGATAGGGATGAGTTACTTTGCCTGCCTTTCCACCAACGCGGAAAGTAGGAGAATCATGATCACGCCAACCTTGGGCGGATTCCATAGCTTCTAGTTTATCATACAGTTGATCAAATTCTGCATCTGTAATTTCAGGTGCATAATCATCATAGTATAGTTTACTATGTTCTTGGATAAGTGTTTTAAGTTCTTTATAAATCATATTATGAATATAGAACAAAAATAAGCATTAAGAAAGCTTAAAATAACTTTATAGATTGTTATCGTGTATATATAATTGAAGAAGAGTGTAATGTAACACCTTCATTAAATCTTTACGAGCATCGTCTCTAGTACCTTTATTTAAATATCTACTTGCATATTTATCCACATTACCCATACAAAATCCGGTGCCATGACCTTTATCTATAATATTCTCCATAGATTGAATTTTATTTGTATTATAGTGAGAAGCATAAGTGCTATCAATATAGTCTGTAAACTCTTCTATCAGTTTGTCTTCATTAAACTTATAGATATTTGTTTTAGGTCCAATAGTTATAGAACCATCTTTTTGACGTTCCATGGTAACTTTAAAACCTAAATCTTCAATTTCCTCTTTTGTATATTGGTTGTGACTATGTCCAGCAGTAGAGTCCCAACCAATTGTTTGTGGTTCTGGTCTTATATCATTTGGAGATATTGATTTTTCCATTTTTTTTTCAATTTTCCATCTATCTGTTGTTCCTTGGTGTCTACCATATACGACACCATCTACTCGTTCATAAATTAATCCTACATCTTTTTCAACAGCATTCTCTTTTATTCTTCTTCCCATATAATCATGGTATCGCTCTTGTTTTTCCAAGATGCTATCCTATCTTCTTTTTAATAGCTTCTAATAACTTACTTAGATTTTCCTTTTTATTAAGATTAGTTCCCAGTACTTCTAATCCTAATAATTCTTCAAGCTCTCTTAACATAACTTTTACAGTTTGAGATCTATCTTCTTCATGAATTTCTGGTTTTTCATATATTTTAAGTTGTACCAGCTTACTAATTACACTTCTATAACCTTTACCAAAATGTGTAGCAAGTCTATGTACATCTTTAATATTTTCTTCTTGATAAAGTCTTTTAAGCTCTGATTCATGATCGTCATTCCAAGCTTTAATACTCATATTTATTCTCCAATTCTAATTCTAATTGATTATTCCAAACATATCTTTGAGCTACAGCTTCTGCTGCATCTTCAAGTAATGGTATTAAAGAGCTTACTTCATCAGCAGGTATAGAAAATCCTGATTTTGTAGGAAACCACTGTCCAGTATCTCCGTCCATTGTGTACTCTCTTATATGTAAGTATAATTTATCTCTAAACTCATTTATAGTTACTTTTACTGCATTTCCGTTTGGCTTATGAAATGCAGTACCAAAATCTATATTCATATATTAACTACTTTTTCTGTATTTAAAAAGTTTTTTATCCAATCTGTTACTGGGTATAATTTAAATATCTGTACCAAAGCATATCTAATTTCTGTATTTGACTTGTTTAACATTCCGTGTTCTACTAAGTCTGGATCAAAAAATATTGTCTCACCTTGTTCTAGTGTATAAGAAGTAAACTCTTCTTTATACTTAAATTTATATATAAAATCTTTACTAGCTGTAAGAGCGGTAATACTTCGAATCATATAGTCACTTTTATTTTTTACAGCAGTGTTATTACCGTCAGTATGCATAGGTATTTCTTGACCAGGAAGTTGCTTATGTATACGTACTCTAGTAGTTTCTAATTTAAAATAATCTGTTAATTTTTTAACTTGTGTTATTTTATTATATAACGCCGTATATTTAAATTGATTAGGATTTTCTAAAGGATTAGATCTATAAAAGTCAAATACACTACCTGTCTCACTTTTCACTGATATAGCATCTACATGTCCTGCTAAGTCTTGATCTGTATGTTCTACAAACTTTAATTGTTTAACCCACTTATTATCAAACTCTAATCTTGTTTTAGCTTTTAGTAACATAATTTTTTATCTGACCTCCTTCTACTGGTTTATCTAGATGATCTTTTCCTAGTATCCACATATCAGGATTTCTTTTTTTAATTTGTGTAATCCATGTATTATAACTATTTGATACTCCTTGTAAACCCTGCATATAATGAGCATTAACAGTATGAAATGCATTACTCCACCAAATTACACTGTTTGAATCATATGGGACTATTTTTTTAGTTATAGATAAAGGACTTTTACAAATATCTACATGTGTGTAGGTATGTTTTAATTTTTTATATTCTTGCCAATGACTTTTTATCTTATCCTCATCTCCCCACCAAGCTATTTCTCTTTGCCATAAAAAATCATCTGTTTCATTTTCTGTAAGAGTCCCATGTGTTTCATTAAAATTATATTTTTTCCTAGCCCAATTTATAAATGCAGGATAATCTTCTCCATTCCACTGTTTTACCATCATATTTTTATAAGCTAATGCGGGTTTGCTATAGTCAAAAAAGTTTACAGTAGTATCTTCCCCAAATCCAAAGGTATTTAATATCATATGAGGTTTGAAACTAGCAGCTACAGAGTATAGATGTTTAATAGGTTTATTTAGTTTACAGTATTTTAAATCTAAATAGGTTTCCGTATTCCATAAAAATACACATTCTGGTGCATAAGTAACAATATTATTTATCCAAGATAGTTGTTCTTGTAAAGTTTCAATACTACTAGTAGGATAAATAAATTCTTTTGCATCTCTAATTTTAGGGTGAAAATTATATACTGTTAAATCATTTTCTAAACTAGTATTTATAAAGTTCCAGCCATCAACTAAGGGAGTACACACTTTTGTATCCTGTGTAGGCATTAAAGATAGTGGAGTATAATCATCATGTATATCTTTAGCATGTCTATTAGCAGCAGCTAAATGCTCTGGTTTGTCTAATTTATGTTTAGCCTCTCCCCATACAGGTTTATCAAACTTTTTATAGTAGTTTAGATTGACTAAAATACACTGTTTGTGTAATCCGTAATAACCGTTACCTTCTGCCCAATTACTATTTGGAGTTTCTTTATCCATAATATGTCCTGTGATAAAGAAGTTCTTTTTAGTCATCCATTTTTCTATAATTTTAAAAAATGAACCATCTTTAACAATATGACCTACTGCTTGTACTATACAATATTCTACATTATATTCTAATGCTTTATCTAATACGTCATTAACTGACTTACCATATATTATAGGTCCAAAGTATTTGAATCTTGTAAAAAATTCTGTAATTTCTTTACGTTTTTCTTGTATAGTCATATTTCTAGATGCAAATTTTGGGTCATCAAATATTGCTACTACATAGTTTTTATTGAGTCCCATTTTTCGCATAACTACGCTCTACCAATTCTTTAAATTTTTTTGTAGTTTTACCATGTACTATTATATGGTATCTATCTTCATTACTATTATTATATACTGCATGGGTATTACCCACATCTAATAGTAATGATTTTCCTGACGCAAAAGGTAAATAACCTTTATGGCCTTTCATTTTAAAATTACAACCTTCAGGATTATTCAGTGCTATATTAATAGGAGACAGTCTATGTTCAAAAGAGTCTTCATGTGGTGTAATATACCCTTGAGGCTCTAATAACATAAAACGTACTCTATAATATGTATCATAAGGAAAATAATACTTAAAAAACTCATGAGTTATAGGACATCTAGCACATATTTCTGTCCAATTATAAGGAGTTTCGTTATTTGATTTATATCCATATTGTTCGTAGTGATTAGTTTTATACGGATCTATTCCATGGATACAGAGACTTCGCCACCCTTTATGTCTGTATCCTCCTCCACCATTATCTTCATCTCTATGCTTAACAAACTCATCTTTAAGATTTATAGCTTCTTCTAGCATATCTTCATGAGGTATTGTTAGATCAAGTTCAAGCCAAGGTAATCCGCTTTCTGTTACTATTTCTTTATACTTCATATCATAGACTCATCAAATGCAAAACTTGTTCCACAACCACAACTAGCTTTTGCTCCTGGATTTTCTACTTTAAGTTGTTTACTTAATCCTGATGTGTCTAAATCTATGATACTTCCATATAAATATTTTAGACTAATAGGATCAATAACTGAGGGTGGATTTTCTGAAAATTGTATATCATCTTTTTTAGGGTGTATTTCTACATCAAAAGCATAATTAAAACCAGAACAACCTCCACCATCAACTGCAAATCTAAAATACTGCCCTTGCTCAAGTATGTCTGTTATATAGATTTGTGCTTTCATTGTTATCTTTGGTAGCTGACCCTCAACTTCTTCATTAAATATAGGTACATTACCATGAAAATCATTAATAATTTTTTTATCTAAAGATTCTACTAAGTTTGGTGGTGGAGGATTATTATTTTCTAATTCAGTAAAAAATTTATCTAGTTCTTCTGAATAATCAGTCATATAGATTCCTTTATTATCTAACAGTGCTTTCTCTACTTGCAATTTGTCTAAATACTTCTAAATAAATATTACTTATGTTTTTCCAAGTATTATCAAGCATACTATTTTCTGCTTTTTCAGCTAGTTGATTCTCTCTAGTATGAGAGTGGTATATTGTTCTCATTATATTTGATAAATGATCTTTATTAGGTTCATGATAGAATGAGTGAGTACTCATATTAGTCATAGCATCTCCTGGTTTCATAGCAAATACATTTTGATTAGTTATATCCATATTACTTCTTTGAGTTGCAATTTTATAACCAGAATCTTCTGTAACAAAGTCATCCGTAGGGCCTTGCGCAGATACTATAGGTACACATCCACAAGCTATAGCTTCTTGAATATGCATCCCAAATCCTTCGGCTCTATACGGATGTACTATCATCTGTGAATTTTTAAATATAGAAGCTATTTCAGTATCAGATAAATCATCGTTAATGTATATTACTTCTGCACAATCTGTCTTGTACTGCATTTTAATAGTTTCATTTAGTATGTTACTTTGCCCATATATTTTAGGATTATCTTTAATTATTAATCTAACATTATCATATTTTTTAAATGCCTCTTTCCAAACATTCATCAGAATATCTAGACCTTTTCTCCACTGAGAATTTCCTAGATATACAAAATTAAACTTATCTGACTTAGCATATTTATCTGGATCTGGTGTAGCTTCGGTATTAAATATATTATCATTATAGCCATTTGGTACTACATATAGATTACCAGGTTTCATACCTGCTTGACCAAATATATTAGCTATATATTTACTAGGAACTATTAATGCATCTGCAAATGTTTCAAATTTATATTGCCATTCAAAAGGTACTTTATTATATTCCCATGGCTGTATATAGATAACTTTAGTAGTATCTGATGTAGGCCAGTTCCAAATAGGAGGATAAGTATGTCTAACTTGTATATCTGGACTGTTTCCAAGGTTTATACTCTGTAATTTTTTTAATTGTTTGACTATATTTTTATCTACTTGATACTCAGGATCATAAGCATCTAATGCAGTAATTCCTATCTCAATATCAGGATGCAAGTTACTAATATTAGTAACTATATTTCTATTAACAATAGAAAGAGAGTGATTATCATAAAATTTTCCAACAAATTCAATTTTCATATTAGTAAGCCCATTCTCTATGTTGTCTAATGTAGTCTTCTACTTGATCTGTATTAATAGGCACTAATTTAGGCCATTGAGCTTCACCTAGTCCTGATGTTTTAAAATTACGTAGATCTGTATAGTTATCAAGAGTAACCTGATTCCATACATTATAAAATGGATCTTTTTCTACAAGATCAGAATGTCCTATATTATTAATCTTTTGATGCAGATCTTCTTTACTTCTACATAGACTCCAATGAAGAGCTACGAGCGGGGATAACAATCTATTATGTCCTGCAGAACTTTTGTTAGTCCATCTAGCATATACAAAAGTACTATCATCAGAAGTTACTATGCCTTGATTTTCCCCAAAAAAAGGCGTGTCATCTTCATTAGCTATTACTAAGGTGGTATCATCAATAGTTTTATAAGGAGTAGCCCAAGTCATACAAATATCTGCCTTTGTATAGTATCTTTCCACTAAAGGACAAAAATCATAGAAAAATTCTTTAGGATTAATTAGCCATTCATCAGCATCAAAAGAAAAAATCCAATCATTAGAACAGTTAGACTTTAAAAAGTTTCTTTCATAATTATCATTTTCTATCGCAACCTCACCTTTAACAAAATCTTCTTCAATAATAGATATTTTACTATCACCATCAATAGCATTTAACTCTGACCATAGTTGTGACTCATTAAATGAAAAACTATTACCGCTCCAGGTTTTCCTATTTTTATCTAGTCCTAAAATAATTTCATCTACATAATTATAGTATCTCTTAATACTTTCTGGTAAATAACTTGCATCATAGCTTACTAAGCTAATAACTGACTTCTTTTTCATTTATGCCTCTTTTTTAGGTTTAAACATTGTTTTTTTGAAAAGTATAATTCTTATCCCATTAAACCAGCCATTAGTATTGCCCATAGTTCTAACGGTTTTTTCTTCTTCGTGTAGTATCTTATAATGATCTTGATATTTAGCTAAAGATTGTGTCAAAGGTAGCGCAGAATCTTCTAAAGAAGTGTTTGTAAAAACTACTAGACATTCTTGTGCTAAATTAGGAAAAACTTTTTCAAAAAAGTTTTCATAAGTTTCCTTTGTTACTGGAGTTACATCAAAGTGTACTATATTAAATTTTGGTAATTTTTTATAGTTTACTGACTCAAAACTATCTTCAATAAAATTAACATTTGATTCTTCCGTACTTTGGTCTTTTACATTGTGTAAGTTTAGGTGATGATCAAAAACATCTCTCATACTACTTTTTATAACAAAATTATCAATTCCGACACATTTAGTTTTATGATTACCGGCAGCAGCTGATAGTAATGTACCCCCACCTTGTACACCTATCTCAAGATAATTTACATTATCTGCTGCACACAAATTATTTAATAGATGTCTGATTTCTTCTGAAGACTCTCCCATTATTGTTTGATAATGAAATTGCAGTAATTTAGATTTATTCTGTGCTGCTAGTTCCAACGCTGCTTTTATCCAAGCCACATTTAATTTAGCCATTATTTCCTCCTTCTAAAAAGTAAGTTATCTATAAAGTAGAATGGTATGTATAATACAAGAAATACTGTAGATATAATTACAAAAGGAATAAAAACAAATAAGAGGCAGATAATTAACCACATAAACACAAAAAATACTAATATAGGAGCATTATTTGATGGTTTAAGTTGTTTTGCCTCTTGTTTAATTCCAGTCCACATTTCTTCTTTAGATATATATATCTTATCCATTTTTAATTTCTTTGTCCAGCATTTTATAAAATTTTGAATTTGCCCATTTAGATTTTAATGTTTCTAAATTTCTGGTTTCCATGTTTGCTTTAGATTGATCTTTTACTCTTTTATTATCTCTAGATTCGTGGTGGTACAGTCTTACTGGAATCTGATAAATTTGTTCTCCTGCTTCACGAGCTGTCAAACAATAGTCTACGTCTCTATTATATGTCCATTCATATTCCGGTGAAAAGTTACCCACAGTATTTAAAAAACTTCTTCTTAAATAACAGCCGCCAAATGTAGTCCAAGCTACTTCTCTGACTATATCATACTGTCCAGTATCTAATTTAAGATTATTTTTAAAGGTAGAACTATTTTCTAAAACTAACCCGCTACCAAAATGATCAGGATTTCCATTAGTAAAAGTACCTCCTGCACATTGAATATAAAATTGTTTTTGTTCATTCTGCGCAGGATAAAGTAATAGACATCCAAACATACCTGCTTCAGGATATTTTTTTACATAGTCTAAAACTTCAACAAACCAATTATCATGATGAGGAGTCATATCTGCATGAAGAATAAATATATCATCTTCAGGATATTTATTCCACATTTTTTGATACATAAGATCTGATCCTATACCTGCCTCATCTTGTTCATAATGTACATCTAGTTCCCAAAACATATCCTTATGTTGTGATATTTCTTGTTCATATACATATGGTGTAATTATTTTAACTGTCATCTTTTACTCTTTCTTCTCTTAATTGGCAACCTTCTGGTATGTATCTTACAATCGTTGCCTTATTTACCAAATAGTTATCTTCTTCTCCTGATGCTACATATTTGCGAGGTTTTGGATTATACTTTTGATTTTCTGGGTGAAAACATAAAACTCCTTGTCCTGCACCTATAGCCCAACAAACATACTTACATTGCCAACAATCACTACTGTACATTCCAAGTTCTACCTTCAGGGTATTCTTCCAAGAACCACTCAATACCTTCTAAGTAATCTTTGTCTTCATCATTCATATAACTTCTATACACATTTACTTGCGCCATTTTTGTTACTACATTGTGCAGATTTTCTAAATGTGCATCACTTTCCATCATGGCCTGCAATTCATCCATCAGTGGTGTAATTTTTTCTTGAATTTTACTCATATTGTATTATTGTCCATATTTTAATAAACCTGCTGGGTAAAATGTTGTTAGTACTGTTATTTGTTTTAGTATTTCCCAGGTATCTTGCCAATCAGTAACATTATAGAATGTACCTCTATTTTGATCAACTATTTTATTAGCAATAGACCAGTCATTGCCACCTTGAAATATTGCATCCCCAAAAAAATGTAACTGATCGTTTTCATTAAAATCTATGAGTATCTGACTTTTATCAAAACCTTTTGGGCCTATATCTATTCCTGTTTCCCCACCTGCTGTTGCGTTTAGTGTCGGAAATCTTAAATTAAAATCATGTACAATATGGTTACGTTCATTATACTTTTTATCCCATTCTATATACAACATACGTTCTGCTAATATAGCATTACGACCTACTATACTAAAATTAAGCATGCCGGAGCGTTCTTCTATATGTAATCCAGTTCGTAAAACAAAATTACTTTCTTCTAGTCTATCTTCTAACCAACTTATTACATTACTAGGAATTTTCCAAGTAACAGTTCTTATATTTTGATCACCTTCATAAACATCACAACCAGAACAATTGTAAACACGTTTACATTTAAAGTAAATATATTCTCCTATTTGTTCAACTGTTTTAGTACGATCACTTCCTGTAACCAAATAAACATTATTTGTTTCACAAAATTTACTAAACCATATAGCAAACTTTTTATTCATACGCTTACGACTGGGTGTTAGTGTTCCATCAACATCAAAAATATATTTATACATTAAATTAATTTATCTGTCCAAGTTTTAGGAGTGTCTTCAGTAATTAATTCTAAAGGAAGGTGATATTCAAATTCTTTTTTGATAGGTCTAATCCAACCAATCATATCTTTAATAGTTTGTTCTGTACTTGTTGTAGCATTATAGTTAAATTCTTTTCTAATTTTATCACTTAAACAATATGCATCTTTAACTTCCCTAGGTCTATCAGGGTAATAATCAAGAGATCTATAAGTTTCACAATGATGTAATACTAATGCTGCAAGTTGTTTAATACTCATTTCATTATCATCAGGCCCAATATTAAATACCTGTCCACATAAATCTGTTCTGGTACTTTGTATAATTCTTTCAACAGCTATAATACAATCTCGTACATCTGAAAATGAACGTTTTTGTTCTCCATCACCATATACAATTAAATTTTTATTATGTAGCGCTCTGTTAATCATTATTCCTACTACATTTCTAAAAGGATCATAATATCTTTGTCCTACACCTATAACATTATGAGGTACTACTGTAACATACTGTAATCCGTGTATCTCACTTAACATTTGTAAGTGTTGTTCTGCTTGTACTTTAGCTAGTCCATAAGGGTCTACTGGTTTAGTAGGCATATCTTCTGTAAATGGCGCAACTTGGTCTCCATACCTAGCCATAGAAGAACAATTAATAAATAGTCTAACTTTGTTGTGTAATGCCGCTATTGCCGTACTTATTGTTCCAGATACAATGCTTGTAGCTGTTACTGTAGGAGAAAATACACTTAAACCCTCATAAGGAAGTGATGCAGTATGAAATACTACTTCACATCCTATCATAATTTCTTTCATAAGTTTGGTATCAAGTATATCTCCTCGATGATATACACATTTTGGAGTATCGGGTACGTTACCTTCAACTCCTCCTATCATATTATCAATTCCTACAACTTCATGACCTTTATTAATTAGATGTCTAGCCATTCTACTACCTAGTAAGCCACTAACTCCTGTAATAAAAACTTTCATTACCATTTCCACTTTCTTTTTTTATAATAATTAACTAACTTAATAATTTCTTCATCAAAATTCTTTTGAGGACTCCAACCATAATTTTTAATAGACTCACATGATATTGAATATCTTACATCTTGTCCTGGTCTATCATATTCATAATCTATATGTTCATTATAATCTGGTATATCTATATCTATAGAACCCATAAAATAAGCATTTATAATTTTTGTAACAGTTATAAAATTTGTTTGTTCATAATCTGATTGTATATTATAAATATTATTTCTACACGCTTTTTCATACAATAAAATAAATGCTTCTGCTGTATCTTCTACATGAGTCCAAGATCTGATAGGTAAGCCTTTATTATGTACTTTAATTTTTTTATTTCTTTGTAATCTTCTAACTGCAGTAGGTATTAGTTTTTCTGGATATTGATTAGCTCCATAATTATTAGAAGGTCTAGCAATTATATATTCTAATCCGTGAGTTCTAGCCCAACTTTCAATTAACATATCTGCAGCAGCTTTAGTAGCTGCATAAGGATTACTTGGGTTTAGTGTAGATGTCTCATCAAAACTTCCTTCCACTGTATCTCCATATACTTCATCAGTTGACACTTGAAAAAACAATGGTTTATTATTTTTAATTTGAACACTTTTATGAGTTATAATTTCTAATAAGTTTTTTACTCCTGAAATATTAGAATCAATAAACTTATCTACATTCATTATACTATTATCAACATCAGATTCAGCAGCAAGATTAAATACCACATCACATTCCGGCAATCTTTTAATATCTTTAATATCTTGTTCAACAAATTTAAAGTTAGAGTATTCTAAAGTTAAATCAGTAAGTTCGTCTGTATTAGCTACATAAGTTAATTTATCTATACCATATACTAACCAACCTTTTGAAAGTAATAATTTAGTAAAAGTAATACCAATAAATCCTGCACATCCTGTTACTACAGCTATTTGTTTAGACAATCTTCTACTCCCTCGGTAATTCCTATACAGTTTATATGTTCAAATGTAAATGTAGCTCCTGGTAGTCCTCTAAGTGGTTTATAATATTTTTTAACTTCTCTCTCTGTTTTATCATTAGAAAAAGTATCTTTAAATACATAAGGCAAACAGGTAGGAAAAAATGATTTAGAGTAGTTAGGCCAAAAATCACCTTCATGATTAATCATTTCATAACGCAATTTATAATAGTTATTTTGGTACATTTCTTTTAAAGTATTTATATCAAATTGATCCCACCATTGTAATATAGCGGCAGCACTTATATCGCTCATTTTATAATTACTACCGTATTCATTAAATGACTGATCTAATTTTCCAAAATTACAAGCAGCTCTAACATGAGTTTCATATTCTCTATCTATAATAGCTAGTCCACCTTCTCCGAACCCTAAAGGTTTAGTATGGTGTAGAGAAATATAACTAGCAGTTCCAAGATTACAGCTATTAGTGTCATTCCAAAAAGAGTATGGAGTAGCTGCATTATCAAATATTAATTTTTTACTTCTGCCCTCAGTTTTAGCACTTACTTCATCTAAATTTTCTAAGTGTCCAAAACAATTTGTTACTATAACTAAGTCTGATGACTCTTGTAAGTACTGATCGTCTAAATTAATACAGTATTCAGAGTTAAGATCTGCTATAATTGGACCAGAGGCTGGTCCTTGAGAGTTTGAAGGAAAAGTAAAATCTGAAGTAGATATTCTATATTGATGCTTATCTTTTCTTATCATACCGTATAATATAGCATGTAAAGCTGATGTCCCACTAGAAGTAGCAATAACAGCTTTACTATCATCAATTTTTAACATATACTTAGCTCGTAACTCAAGTTCACGAACAGCCCAACCATCATTAGTAAATTGATTAGTTGTTTGTGCAGTAATTAAGTATTCAGCAAATGCGTCATGATTTAAATTTTTCTTTAAAATAAAAGGTATCATAAATCTTTCCAATTTCTAAACGGAGATACCCAAGGATCTACACAGTGAGTTGCAAGAGCAGGCATCGCAGATACAATACTTTTATTAGCTTGTTCTAATAATTTAAATTTATTATGATCACCTAAATTAAAATGAATATGCTTATCTTGTTTAAAATCTTTTACACGACCTGCAAAAGTTCCACAAGTACTAGGAACAGTTCTCCAGTGACAATAATTAGAAATTATTATCTGACTATGTAAACCTACATATCTTTGTGAGTATTTATCAGGATGATCATAAAGAGATACATAGTTTAACGAGGGATACACATCATAAACATTTTGTAGTGCAGTAGGCCATCCTGAAAGATGTAGATAATCATCTTCTACCATATAAATAATATCACTATCATCCCAGTTATCAATGTTTGCATATATAAATTCATACATTAAGTGTCCTGCAGCTTTTTCATTATCAGGAGCTTCTACGCGTTTACGATAAATATTACCTGCATCATCATTATCTTCATAATATAAATCAGCTTCTTCCCATTCTTTTAGTAGTTCAGGTAGTTTTTCATCTGAGTTAATCTCTAGAATATTAGCGTGATATCCCCATTCTTCTACTCCCTGTAACTTTCCATCATATAAAACCCAAAGTTCACTATCTTCTTTGGTAGCAACTAGGTTTTCCCAACAACTTCTATAATGAAACCAATCAGGTCTATTATTATAATTAGTCGAGTTATGTGTTCTATAAATTATACGAATCATAGTTTTACCGGTTTATAAATGTAAGGATGAGGATACCCTCTTTCAACAAAATTAGGATCATACATATTATTAAATCTAAAATGTGCAGACCATCTAGTTCCTACTTCTATTGTACCACTTCTATGTACTAAATTAGAATCAAATATTAATACAGAGCCTTTAGGCACGTCTACTGCTTTAAATTCTAGTTCTTCTGTGTCTTTAACTTGTCCAAAACCTTCTTCAATATCAGAAGATAAATCACCTAATTTATGACTTTTTGCTACAACTTCTAATCTACCAAGCTTTTCAGTTATGTCTATTAGAGGAACCCAGCAAACTAGCGCGTCACTAGAGCCTTGCATAGATTTAGAATCCTGATGAGCTGGAGTGGTATGGTGTATTGCTTTATTAGCTGTATGTTTATTATTAAAAAATACTACAGGACGAGTACAAATATTAACTAAAGGATCTTTCATAAAGTTTCCTACTTTATATCCTAACATTACTCCTAAATGATGAAGTTGTAGATTCCATTGAGCATGTTTTGCACAATTTAAAAATCTATCGTTATGCTTTTCGTACAGCTCTATAATATCAGTACTGTTTGTATATTCTACTTGTGACATGAATAATGCAGTTATACTATTTTTAACATCATCTAAAAATTGATGTTCTACCATTTTTGGTATAATAGCATATCCGTCTTCTTCTAGTTGCGAAATATATTTAGGGTTCATAATTTATCTATATCCATTGTTGCATGTGCTATACCAGTTTTTCCAAAACCATTACCATTATAAAACATATGAAGTTTATCTTTATAAGGAATTATTGCTGGGTAAGCACACATAATTGACTCAAATTCTAGTTCTTGTACTATACCAAATTTTGTATCTCTTGACCAGGCATAACCATCTTTAGAAGTGGCATGCTGTATAGTATAAGCATGTTCAGGATTAGTTCTAAATTCAATACTATTTCTCACAGAAAACCACATATGAAAAATGTCTTTATGTTTATACACTGTAGCAGCAGAAATACCTGCTTCTTCTCCACGTAGTTTTATTGTAGGTACAACTGATTTATTCCAATATATACCATCTTCTGAAGTAGCTAGTCTAATATTATAAGAAGGTTGCAAATTACCATTTTCATCTGGCAACCATTTATTACAAGATAAGTAGTAACCCATATATACATTATTAAGTTTAATTACGCATATAGTGCCTGAATATCCTTGATCTATTACATTTGGAGAAAGTATGGGTCCAAGTTTTTTAAACTTAGCATTTAAACCTTCTTCTGCTACAGAACAATAATTGTAGTAAGGAACATCTTGTCTTATAGTCCATCCTATGTAGTATAGTTTATCTTCAAATTTACAGACGGGCATAACACCTGCTGAATCAGTACTTCCAGGCTTACCAGCTACTAATATTTGTTTAGCAGGAGCTAGTATTTTAGATGGTTTACCTTTTTTTACGTCAATAAAATATCCTTCATTTTGGTTTAATTTATTACGAGAAGTAAAGTATATCCTCCAAGAACAATTTCTTTCCTCTACTACAGGTAACTGTGCTTTTTTATCAGAATAAATAATACCATGTTTATTCCACATTCTTTAATCTCCGTGCTGGACTTCCTCTATATAAACCCCACGGTTCTGTAATATTTTTAGTTACAGAAGTATCCATAGCTAACATGGTGCCCTCTGCAATTTCCATAAAATCACGTATGGTAGAGTTGACTCCTAACCATGCATATTTACCAATATGACAGTGTCCGGACTGTACAACATGAGAAGTATAAAATACATGATCGTCTATAATACTATGATGCCCTACATGATTTCCAGCCCACATAACAACATTATTACCTACTGTTGTTTTATATTGTATATTAGTAAATTCTTGAATAAAGCAGTTATCTCCAATAGCATTTTTATTCCAAATTCTAGCATCATGATGTATAAAAGTAGGCATTGAGTATCCACGACTTTTGCATGCTCTATAAATTTTTGCTCTTGTTCTATTATCTGCTAATGGAGCAAACATATCATAATCAGTTGCAGGATAATCCTCTGCTATTGTAGCAAAATCATGCATAGGTAAACCAAAAGCTGTATCTGATTCAGGATTATCTTTAGTAAATCCCACAACTCTTTTACCCCAGTAAAATTTAGCCATTTCAGCTAAATCTCTATCTCCAAATACAATAATTGGTTTAGTCATTATTTGACTCCTTATAGTCAGGTCTGTGATTAGCTCCTTGTGCAGCTTTTTCCTGATGATTTTTCATATCTTGATACTGTTCTTCAGTAAGCTTAGCTAAAATGGTTAATCCCATACACTCATTAGTATGATAGTATACCATCCATTCTTCATTTTCTTCTAAAAATTCATTGATAGCTGGAACAATTTCTTGACCACAACCCACTGTATCATGAAATACTAAATATTTTGATGCTTTATTACCATGCAGTTTAAGCTCTGCAGATAGTTGATCATATGTATGATCTGTATCAAACATAATCATATGGGCTGATATAATCTCTATGTCAAGAGAACTAGCTTCCATAAAATTATGAATTACATTATTTTCTAATGCAATATCTTGAAAGTGTTTTAGTGTTCCAGGACCACCAAATTTATCAGGATGTATATGATCAATTGAGTGAATAATAGCTCCTGGTGTTATTGTTAATTTTCTAGGACTAGCTTCTACAAAACAAGTATTTCTATCTGCCATACCTGTTAAAAATGCCCAACTAGCACCTAGCTCTCTAACACCTAACTCATAAATAATACTACAATCAGCAGCAAAATCTCTTAACACAGGAAAATGAAAAGCCATATCAGATAAGGCATTTCTACTATTGGGGGCAATTTCAGATTTTTCATTATAAATTTTAAGTAGTTCGTCTGTTATCATTTTTCTATTAACTCATATTTATTTAAATTATTTTTTATATTCTCAGTTTCAAATCTGAAAAGTAAATCTATAATTGATGTTGCAGGTAATATGTCTTTTCTATTTATAAATCTCAAATGTATAGGATTAAATAGTTCTTGTGTATAGAAAGGTAAATTTAATCCTCCAATAGGATTAATATACATATTTGCACCTAACTCACTACATATAGTGATAATCTTTTGTTCTGCTTTTAAATGCTCTACGTCAAATGATGAAGATAAGTGCCATTTTGATGTTATATTAAGTATATCTGCTATAGTTTCAAAAATTAAAACACAAGCGTCTGAAAAATTTTTATCTTCTAATTCTTTTATAAGTGAAAAAAGATGAATAGAGTATTCTTCAAAATATGGACTCTTCTGATAGTTGTGTTGGATTGACCTAATTAATTTTGTAGACCAGCCTGACCCAACATAATGTTCGTTAATTTTTTTATTCTGAGAAATCTTACTAACTGGAATGGTAAAGATCTGTTCTTTACCCTTAGTTGTAAATTTGTTTCTATTCATCCAACCTTTTTTAATAAAAGTAACATCATCCATAAATACAAAATGATCTACAGCATTCATAAGTTGTAAGTATCCTATATATGGAAACATATAGGGTTGCATTATAGCTACCTTAATCACTTACTACACCAGATGATAAAGTGCAACAATTTGTAATATTATCAAATAGTATTTCTCCAGAACATAGTAAGTTAGAGTCTCCAGTAGATACTCCTTTAGAAATTGATGCATAAGGATGAAGTACATTATGCTGTTCTATAGAACAATTTACACCAATAGAAGAATATGCACAGAATAAATTAAAGCTACCTATATCAGTATTTGCATTTATCAATGAATACATTAAAAATAAATTACCAATACCCATTGTAGCGCTAATTGATTGATATGCATTAGGTGCTGATACATTAGGCCAATGATTTATTGTATGTTCGTAGTGTTCAGAGAAATGAAGATAAAATTCTTCTCTCCAATCTAAATTATCTGTTCCTATGATAAATTGAGCATTATTAGGATATTTAAAAGTATCTACACCTTCTTCTCCAATGCAAAAAGCTTTATCATCTTTTAGGACGATAAAGCCTCCAAAATTATTTATAGAATTAGCTACCACTATTTGCTCAAACACTTCTTGAGAAAAGCTACCATTTCCAAGAATATATATTTTATTATCTATTTTATCCATTTATATTTTTTATAAATAAAACCTCTGTTAGTAGGCCCGTTCTGTTTCTAGGTGGAACCCATACCCACCAGCATCATGCGGCTAACGCATAACCTGTAGGAGCAAAATTATCATTTGCATTTGTAGTTGTCTTACGATTAAGGTTGTTTGCACACCTGCTTCTCCACTTAACTATACACTACCTGTCGATCCTATTTCAGCCCCATC